TCTGTCTTGGAACAATCCAGCGTCTTCTCGATTATTGACCATGGGCTGACCACGTATGTTTAAGCTGGTGTTGATCAGCATGGGATGTCCTGTCCTAGCATACCATGCTTCCAATATCCTGCGCATATTTGAGCCATCCGGTTTGACTACCTGGACCCTAGCCGTGCCATCTACATGGCAAGCTGGATTTTTACGCGTGGATGCTTTGGCTTGCACCGCATACTGCATGTAACCATAATCCAATCTATCTAATTTGAACCAATCTTCGGCATGCTCGCTGAGTATGGCAGGTGCGAACGGACGATATTTCTGCCTTTGTTTGATCTCATTGAGGCGATCCTTTATGTTTGGCTCATAAGGATCAGCTAACAGGCTGCGATTGCCCAGTGCCCGTGGTCCCCATTCCGCGCGACCGTTAGCCACGCCTACTATCTTTTTTGTCAGTAATTCATCTACGACTGCGCCAACATCCAGATGGCCTGGAATCTTATGACCGAGGAATGCGTTTCGCCATATCAGCTTCCGGCCAAAACCTAATGCTGCTGCGCCTAAAGCACTACCACAATCACCAGGATTAGGACAGATCCAAACATTGCGCCATATCGCGCTAAGCAATGTATTGAACTTGCAGTTGAGAGCGACACCGCCTCCATAACACACGTTTTCTGACCTGGTGATCTCCTTCGCCTTATTATGCAACATGAGCAGCACGTCCTCGGTGATGCTTTGGGCCGCGGCCGCTATGTCTTCGGCACTGCTAAATGGACTCCACCCATCTACGCCCAGATGCAGGTTATCTTTCATCAAGAGCCGATCAACGTCCATGAAGAAATTATCTTGCATCGAGCGCTTCAGATGCATAGACCTACCATAAGCGCTCATGCCCATGAGCACATATTCATCTTCCATTGGAAGCAGGCCCACGCGCTTTGTCATAGCGGTATAGAAAAGGCCCAAGCTATGTGGATATTTCCGGCTCCAAAGCTTATCATATTTGGCCTTACCGTTTTGATATCTAGCAATCCATATAGAGGCTGTATCAAATTCGCCAACCGCATCCACAATGACCACTGCTGACCTGTCGAACGGACTGGTTTGGAATGCCGCTGCAGCATGGCTTAGATGATGTGCCCAACTGCGTAATTTGGTGGGTAATAGTGCTTCTTTGAGCATATATCTCATAGGAGCCGTGCTGCCCTTAGCTTGTCCATGCAGCAGCCTGCGTATGTTGGTCAACCATTGCCGTTCATAGTATTCTACACTGATCCTGCCACTGGCTGTTATCTTAAGTTGATCTAACAGCAATGGATCAAGACAAGGATCATTCTTTTTCCTGCTGTATCTTTCGCTGTGTGCAGCGAACGGGATGGACCCATCACTGTTTACAACCGCGATTCCAGCATCATGGAATCCCTGGCTGATCCCAACGTAATGATCAATCATAGGTGAACGGATCACGTTTGCGCAGTGCCTTTAATCTTTTCCTATATCTTAGTTCTAGCAGGATCCTATATATCAACGATCTTATCCATCTAATCATGGCATCATCTCTATAGCTAGATTATACCTCTGCCTGTCTAACCATTCCACCGTCAAGAATTCTTGCCTAAGGAATCCTATCTTCATCACGCAATCATCAGCTGTGGTAGGCAACAGTTTCTTCTCCATGAGATCATACCAGCTGGTCTTGGCTAGATCCATTGGCTTGTGCTTGCTCTTATATATCGCCGCCCACAGCATAGGATCATGCTTGCGCTGCCTCAGGAATCCTTCCCTGCAATCGAAACCACTGACTGCCAAAGCATAGATGAGGTTGACCATATTCCATGAATAAAAACAGCAGGCTGGTTGATATACCTGCCACCTAGCAAGGTCATCGATAAACGACGTCTGTGGTATGGCCATGATCAACATTGCATCTTCTTGCATTATGTCCCACCAATGCCGCAGTGTATCAAATGGATTGACAGCATACTGGAAAGTATCATAGCACCATATTAGATCAATTTTATTCTTCTGCACGCCAGTGTTGGTGAAATCCTTTCGTATTTGCCTGATATTGTTAGCTCTAAATCTGTTTTCCATCTGGATCTTATCATCTATCGCCATAACAGTGTATTTTCGAGGAGTTTGATCACTTTTGATCCTCGTGGCCCACCAATGGCTATGTTCTCCCGTGCCAGCGCCCATGTCAGCTATGATCTCTAGCTGATCCATGAATTCCTCATACTGCTGGAGATGGTTGAGTATCTCTTGGCTATCAGGCGTCACAAGCTGATGTCCTCCATGCCTGCGACACGCAACCTTGTTATGTGACCTAGCTGGAAGTTCTTGCTCTCCAAAGCTTTCATGATGCCCAACCACTTGTTGCGCACCAAAGCCACATCATTGATGATGGTCTCAAAGTCTACGACTTCTTCCTCGCCATCCACGTATTTCTCAGCTTCGCGCGAGCTCAGCGCCCTGTTGTACCCTTCCAGATATTTCTGGAAATGCTTCCTGCGGATCTTGTTGAGCTGGATGTTGAGATAGTTAAGCACCGCTTCTATCTCTTGCAGTTGATTGAATCTATGTTCAGTTACACCAGGGAGATCTGCCAGGTTCTTTTCTATCTTGCCGCGGATGCGCACATCCTCCCTGGCAGCATCGAGCTCTCGCTCGTAATGTTCTATGAAATCAGGTATGACGCCTAGATTGGCGGTTATCCTCGAATACCAATTCATACATCACTCATCATCTTCGGTTTCATCTTCATCTCCGACACTATTTAGGAATTCACCTACGACCCTTCGTAGCAACGGATTTCCCTTGCACATCTCCCAGAGATCATCCTCTTCAGCACCAGCATCGATCAACTCATTAACCAGGTGATGAGCGGCTGACTCTTGATCTTTAGCGCTGATATACTCGCATAGTACCTGCCAGAAAATATGGATAGGCATCGCGTACACTTCCTTTTTTTCCCGATACTTATTCCTCATCATCATTTTCTATTGCCTTTACTGCTATCTCGAGGGTGCTGGCTTCATCCCATTCATCCATTACGATCCTTAGACGATCTTCAGTCCATTGCTTGCGGAATTCCTTGATGATCTCACCCGTTTTTTTAGACGTGTAGGACAATTTGTTGCCGTCTTTCTTGATCACGCCTTTGGCTTCAAAGAGATCAAGCAGGCCTGAAGTAGGATCCATCCCCGTCTCATAAGGAATCTTTACCTGCACGGATTCAAAAGGCTTGGCATAACGAGTCTTCATGACCTTGCAGGCAGCGCGGATTCCACGCACTTCTGAGATCTTGTTGCCATCCTCGTCTTCTTTGAGCTTGAGCTTGCGCATAGCTACAACGATCGATGAGGCATAGATGAAACCTTGACCACCTGAGATCTTATCATCAGGATCGAACATGTCTTGGCTAGCATAAGTATGATTAGTGGCGACCAATCCAACGTTCATGCTTCCAAACATGTTAACGCAGTTTCGCACCAATGCGGTCAATGCTTTAGGTTTTCTCCCCATGTCGCCTTTCATGTCACCTGCTTCAAATTGATTGACATCAGTGGGGGTGAGCAACATACCAAGGCTGTCCAACACGAACAATACTTTAGGACGATCTTCTGAGGATAATGCCTTGTAGTCCTTCATGAATGTCGAGATCATCTTAGCCACATCATCGATCATTGACATGTTCAGCTTTAGTAGCTTGCTCTCATCAGTTTCCACACCAAGTGCTTTGAGCCAATCCTCATCTAGCGCGTTCTCGCTGTCGATCAGGATCACGAAAATGCCCTGCTGCTGGGCATGCCTAACGATGTTACCTGAACAGATGTAGCTCTTGCCCGCACCTGATTCGCCAGCGAACACCGTGACTTTGCCCATAGGTATTCCACGATTGAAATCACCGCTGATGAGATAGTTCAGCGTGTAGTTGCCGGTTGATATCCAGTCAGTGGGATCATTGAATCCGATGCTGAGCCCGTCGATGCTCTTGGTCAAGTCCTTGCGGAACTTGGATAAGTCAAATGGTTTTGCCATGTCTGTGCTTTCCTCCATAAAGTTCATCAAATATCTTCTTGCTGTCTATGTTCCTGCGGATGTCCAATTTTGCTATCTCAGCCATGCTCCTATCAAAATCAGCAGTAAAAGGTGTCCTCAGATGTTGCAACAAGATCTCATATCCATCTTCGAGCAGATAACCAGGTTTCTTATTGATACGTTTTATCAATTCTTCTTCAAGTGATTGTAATGCATCCTTAGGCAGATTCCTAATATCAAGGTGGCGCGGACCCAGGATCGGTCCAAGGACGAAACTATTCTCTTGATAACCACTAGCAAGGAAATGATCTACGGTGTCGAAGATGTGATTGCTGTTAAGCAGGAACCAAAGCATGTTGAAACTTATCTTGTGACCGGTATTGTTTATGATGGATAGGTTATCGCAGAAATCAGTCCATCTTCCTCCCCAGCGGATGTATTCGAACCTATCTCCCATAGCTTCTGCGCTGACGGTCCAATGCACTTGTTTGAATCGCAACAAGAGATCGAACACCTTGGTGCAAGTCTTGCTGAGATTGGTATTGACCCTAAGGCTTGCTTGTGGATTTACAGCGAGGAGATGCTCCAAGAATTCCTCGTTTTCGGTCATGAGCAATGGCTCACCGCCGGCTAGATAGACATTTTCTAATTTGGCAGCGTGATCGAATATATAGTCTTTTAGCTGTTGTTTCCTTGGTTTGCTGGGCCTAGGGACGCGGGCTCCGATCTCTTGTTCCCACTTGCTGCTCCAAGCCGGTCCACAATAGACGCAGGCGAAGTTGCAGGTGTTTTGCCATCTTACATCCACATGCCTTAGATCAAAGTTGCCCTGTTCGTAGGTATCCATGGGAACATTACGCAGGGCCTTGAGATAATATAGCCTGCTGCTTATTTTGTCAAAGCTGTTCTTTCCATCTTCTAAACCATGGCAAGCACCGCAAGATTTATGTTTTTTACCATCTAGCATAGATTCTTGGACATAGATGTTGGTAGGGGCTCGCATGATGTCTTGGATGTGTGAATCAGACACATCGCCTAGCTTATCCGTGGCCACAACGCAGTTCTTGACCTTGCCGGTTGGTTCCACGTAGAAACCAGTCCAAGGCAATGGACAGAAAGCTTTGTTGGTGAGATATCGCTTAGGATCCATACCTGTTTGGTCCCAATGATATCTCAGCGATGTTTAGCTTATCACCCGCTAGTTCTATCATGCTTATCAACGCGCTAGCCCATGCATCAGCATCAGCTGCTGACTTTGATGGAATGCCGTTGCCTGTGGCTACCTCACCTGGTCTCACCAACATCATCCGAGGCCCGCCTTGCTTGAATGCAAGCTGCATGTGTGCTTCTTCCAATGCTAGCTTCTGCGTCCTATATGCATCGTAGCCTAGCCCTGGTATTGTCGACAGGGGACTGCGAGTCATCTTGGTGCTGATGTTCATTATGAACTTGTGTGATTGATCCTGCCATTGCTCATAGATAGCGAACAGCAGTTCTGTCTGTGCGAAACCCGCTTGTGCATTGTTGATAAACCAATCACAATCTGCTATAGGACCAACTATCTTGTGCAGGCTGCGGATGTTATATCCGTTGCGGCGGCTCAATCCGATGATCTCATGTCCCCGGGAGCCGTATTGCCTAGCGATTGCCAGTCCTATGCCAGAACTATGTCCAGTTATAGCAATCTTCAAAGTTCGTCCCCCTAATCGAATCCTGCTGGCGCAGCCAGGCCAAAAGGGCTGTGCTGTTATCTCCGTCGATCGCTACCCCATCGACCTCCTCGGCGAGGATGGTGAGTGGATTAGAATATCTGACATCTAACACCTCAGGGCTAGTCAATCTCCCCATGCTCAGTGATATCCCAACCGATTCAGCATAACGCATAATGTTAGGTAGATCACCTACTGTGTATGCGCTGATGGTGGTCCAGAAATCGATGTCTAAAAGGTCGTGGTCGACAGCTTTGTATTGTTTGACCACGCTATTAAACTTGTCCCACTTCAGCGGCCATCTTGCATATTCATATATCTTTCCTACACCATCCAATGATATGGTAATGATCACTTTTATCCCCATGTCTAACAAAGGCATGATGTTAGGCATGAACTTGCTGGCATTGGTGTTGATGCGTATGATCTTTACGTTCTTAGGTGGTTGATCCAGTAACTGTGAATAGTTAGGACTGTTGCTGGGTTCACCACCGTTGATATCCAATTCTAATATGCGCTCGTCTGGTATTCTACGAAATGCCTGCATGTTTTCCATTATCTTATAATCAACACCATGCTTCAAGTGACCTATCTTGCTGCTCTTGCGTTCATCGCAGAACTGGCAAGCCGCATTACAAATGTTGTCTAAGATGCCGCCCACTATGAGATAGTTCTCCCTATGCGGTCTCAATATAATATCCCTATCAAAAGAATGTTGTCGGATGCTCTTCCTACCTGCTATTTCATCTCTCTGGCATCTCTGGCATTCATCTGGCCAGATATCAAGATACATATTGCTCCTCAGTGTCCGCAACCAATCGCTGGAATCCAATGATTGCAGATCATCGAAACTGCGGCCATTGGTCATGTGACCACATACCCCGATCTTACCATCTGGCATTATCCTGCGGAAATGATCTAATCTAGGGCAATACATCAGCTAGCTTCTTGGCATGACCAAACACATGATCGTATGCTTGTTTATGTTTCCTAGCCATGTCCAATAAAATTTCATGCAATGACATGTCACTGCCCTTTAGGAAATACAAGTGCCGATCTAGTGCCATGTAAGGCTGTATCTTAGGCATGCTGGCTATATGATCGAGTCTTGTTGGATGCTCTGATCTGCGACCACCTTTGCGATGTTGTGTCAAGGTCGATATCTCGTCCACGCTCCGTAATCTGAGGATAGCATCTTTCCGCATATAACTTCCTAACCATATTAGCCAATGTATCTGCGGGAGGTAGTGCCTATTGAGGTAAGGAAATTCCTCCATGAAGGCTAATATGGTATTGGAATCTAACCCATTGCTCCATTGGGACATGTCATCAAAGAAGCTGCCAGCCCCCGAAGCCATCCTTTCAACAGGATCACGCAAGAAAACATCTATAACATCACAGCGAAGTATCTGTTGGTTGAATAAGATCTTCCAGCCCCCTTCGCTGGCCTCGGCCATCAAGCTGCTGCTGCCATTCTTGAATATCGGAAACACGAATCGCTGCGGGGAAACTTCCAAAACCTCGCAGCGATTTGGATATAAGATCTTATCGATCTCTGTGAACATTATTTCTGGCGTGCGCGGATCATAGCGAGTATGTCTTCAGCACGGGCATTGCCAGATGCCTTGGGTGCTTCGGGTGCAGATGGCGCTGTCTCGAAAGGCACGTCATCCTTGACCACAGGTGATGGAGCTGGACGAGCCACAGGTGCCGCTTCCTCATCGACATCAGCACGGCCGCCACCTGCTACCTGAAGGCCGGCTGGCTTGTAGTATTGGCCCCAACGATCTGGATCATATGCTTGGCCATCGACGCTTGCTTCGAACATGTCCTTGATCACTTGGAGTTCAGTGGCTGTTGGCTTCTTGGGCAAGAAGTCCTTGAGGTTGAACAATCCATGCGACTCTATAGAAGCACGTTCCACGTTGGTCAGCGCTGATTCCTTGCGAGCCCATTTGCTAGTGCTGTAGTCAGCATAGCCACCTTTGCTTGTCTTGGTGATAGAGAAATCCAAACCACGATCATAGCTGGTCGGTAATTCTTCGATCTCACTGTCCATCAGCGCGGCTTTGACCACGTTGAATATCTGGGGGCCGATTATGAAGCGCCTGATTGGATTGTCTGGCATGATGTCTTCGCTCATGGGAGATTCGCGAACGAATCCTTGGAACACATAGCTGCGCTTCTTCCAATACTTGCGTCCCATGTCTTCGAGGTTCTTGTCCTTGAACCAAGGACGCACCTCACTGAGGATGGAGCAAGTATCACCCCACATCTCCACGCAGGGAACCTGCACTTGGACAGGTTTTGAATCCATCTGTCCTTTGACGCCTGCGAAGGGCAGCTTGATCATTGCACGTTCTACCCAAAAGAAATCGTTGGTGCCGTCACCGTCCGGAAGGAATCTTACTTTTGCTGTGGTGCCTTCGGGGATGTTCCAGTGGGGATAGATGCCCCTGTCTCCGCCGCCTTGGTTATTCTGTCCACGTGTCTCTTGCGCCTGTAACCTTGCGCGGATCTCTGCTAATGTAGCCATGATGCTTGTCCTTTCGTTTGCCTGTTCATGCCTGTGTTTGCCTGATCGCATACACTGTGTCAGTATATGCTAAGCGTATATAGCAAGCAAATTAAAAGTTGGTATCAGATTCCAGCCAAAGTCCTTAGCAAGCTGAGGCTATCGCTCATCAGCTTATCTTCGTTGACATCAGCTTCGTTGTATGGCTTGTCCTTGGTAGCAGCGATGGCCTTGTTCCTGGGCTCACCGCTCTTTATCCTACGAGCCACCATTATATCTGCGAAATCCTCGTCTCCGTCGCCATCTTGATCGTTTTTGATCTTGAGTTCTTTCTCCATGACTGGCTCAGCATCATTTTCCATGCCCTGCATCACCACGGTGGGATTGACTTTGCCTTTGGTCTTGGCTGCGATGGTTTTGAGCGCTGCTTGGACCTGTTGCTTGTTTGCGCTTTTGCTCACTGTCAGAGCGCCTGTCTTGGGATCTTCACCTGTGGTGATCCCTAACTTGCCCAGCGCTGCTTTGGTCATTGATTTGGGATCACGTGGATCGACGCGGGTGGTTCCACTAAGGGCCTGTAGTTCTGCTAGCTCCGACGATTCTTGCGCGGTGATCTCACCTAACTCATCCATGGTGTATTTGACATAAGTGCTGACATCGCTACTGCCGATCTCTTCAACGTCACCGATGAAATCAGCCACTGAATCAGCTGCTTGCATTATCCTATCTGGACCATGTTTGGTAATCAGTTCTGGATGCTGTAACATTATACTCCTTATGATAGCATTAGCTACGGCGCTCATGCTGTCATCTTTTTCCGTGACTGATCCTTCTGCTACCTCGTTGGCCCATGCTTCGAAGGCTTCGGCTTCGTGGAATCCTCCAGCGCGCTTGCGCTTAGCACCGTAGACATCCCGAGGATCCTTGCGGATATCATTAGCATAATCAGGATCGCTCATCATCTTCTTGATATCATCAATGTAACGCTTGACCAGCAACATGGCCAGCTTCTTGTCGTTCTGATCAAGCTCACGATCACCTATCCTCTCAGCCACATCAGCTGCAAAATTAGCCAACGCGTCCATGTCGTCTCCGATTGCACGTGTGGCTATGTCGCTGAGCACGAAGCCCATCAATCCTTGGCTATCTGTGAACTTAGCCCTGCGCAGCATCTGATCGGCTGCCGGATCGTTCTTGAGGATCAGCAATCTCTTTGGATCCTTTATCTGCTTCTCCACCGTAGCAGGTGCTTCATTCAACTGGCTGATGGTAATCGCGCGATTTACCGCTGGTAATAATTCTTCCATAGTTTGATCCCATATCTTTCTTGTGAAACGTTCCCTGAGCTCGTCAAGATTACCTTGCGCAGCTTCTTCTCTGGTTGGTTTGAATTGTTCTATGTATTCCTTGTAGGCCGACTGTCCAGCCAAAGCACTCAAGCTGCTCTTGAGCCCTTGATATCTCTCTATCACTTTCTGCCTAGTTTCGTTGGCGGCAGAATCCTCCAAAGCATGTGTCCTCGTCATCCTAGCGAATTTGCTTAGGTCCCGCATTTCCCTTATCATGCCTAAGACATGCTGTCCCATAGGATCATAGGGAGTGCCACCTTCGCATATGTGGCGTGCCATGGCCCTGGCACCGGTTAGATAGTTAAATGGAAAGTGATAGCGCTCTCCATCGCTGCGCTCAAGATAGATGCCTTTGATGCTGCGGCTGCGCGCGCCTGGCTTGTTTTCGTCAACGGTTTTATTATGTTGCACTATCAGTTTCACTGATTCCAGTGTCTGATAGCTCCTGCGCTTGCTGCCCCACATGGCACCTTCGATCACAGTCACGTCTTTTTTGTCCAAAATTCCTTCGGCATTGCCCAACCAGCTTAGGTCCCTGCTATCCAGCTGTCCTTTAGCTATGTCACGGGCATCAAATGTCAACAGGTTACGCTTGGCAAAGTTCCTTAGTTCTTTCAAGAATCCATACCATTTTGCCTTGTCTAAGACGGATTCTGTCATTTTATCTCCATAGAAAACTTTCATGCTGCGGCCATCTACCAGGGAGATGCTCACCGTGCCCTTGCTTTCACCATGCTCGGTATATATGAAATTGAAAAAACGTGCTGCTTCGGGATCTGACGTGGCTTCTGCTTTGTCGTTGCCGAGGGTCACTGGGTTATAGCGGCTTCTGAGCTTCTGGAACAGATCAGATGATGTCTTTTCTATGGGTCTCATGCAGCTATTTAGCTGCTCTTGCCTAAAGCAAGATAAAGGGCATAGGCTCTATGATATCGCTGGGATCGTCCCTCAGGCTTTCTGCTATGCCGCTGTCGAAATTCTTTAGTATCTGCGCCATGTTGACTATGAGGAGGCTGGCTGAAACTAGATCATCTTTTTCTCCCATTTTGGCAGAATAGCTGGTACCATGTGCTACGAATGTCTTGAGCTCTGCTATGAGGGGTTTGCTGACCACATGCATCTTCTGTGTTTCTATCCACTGCTTGAGCTTAGCGCAGGCAGCTATTTTCTTGCTATGCGATGTGTTGAAGCCTTTGCGATATCTCCGTGCTTGCCCTGTCCTGTAAGGTTCGCTGAGGAATATGCCTGGGATCCTTTCTTCTCCCAGCTCTGCTATGGCATTCAGCGCGGCTTCACCGATGGTGTTATTCTCCACGGTATAATATAGATTATTTGGTTCATCAGTCAGTTGGGCAATATGCCTATTGATCTCTTTCATTATGGATATCTGCTTGATTATAGGTGTCTTATTGTGCATCCATTCGGCTATCTGCTTCATGCCTTGTAATTGGAAAACTTGTATGGCAGCATCATCTCCACCTGTGCCTAGGCTGGGATCTAGCGCTACGAGATATGTCATGCCTTTGATGGGACGGGCATACCAGCGCACCTGTCCTTGGCGTTCCAGTGGATCCACGCCGCCCATCTCGACCAGGAACAAGCCGTTGATCAGCGTCTCATCATAGATGATGAATTCGCAGTTGTGTTCTCGGCGGAAGCGCTCTGGTCCGATTCGCCCTTCTTCCTCGACTGCCCAACCTCCATCCCTCTCTGGATGCGCGTCCCACTTCGCGAGATAATGCGCGAATCCGTTAACGCCAACATCGGTAGTGTTTCCAAACTCATCTATGTTCTTGTTAGCTGCACGCCATATCGCGCTGAACTGATCGTCGTCGCTGTTGGGTGTTGATGTTATTATGGCTTTTCCTCCTGTGGCCAGTGTAGGAGATATCGAAGCCCAAAATTCGCGGGCGATGGTAGGACGCACGAAGGCCAACTCATCAGCGTAAAGCAAGGATATGCTCATGCCACGTCCCGTGGTTTCTGTGGTGGTCGCGCTTACTATCCTGCTGCCATTGTCGAAATCTATGCTGCCCTTGTTGTAGCTGGTCACACCACCCCTTATGTGATCTGGACATGATTCATATGCATAGCGTATCTTCTGCATGATTTCCTGCGCGCCTGTGTATTTGTGGGCGGCTATCAATATGGTGCTGTCAGGCACGAACATCGCAAACCAAAGCAAATAACCAGCAGCGGTCGTGGTCTTGCCCATCTGCCTTCCAAGCATGTTGACGCTAAAACGGTTTTTATGATATGTCTGTATGAGCTCTAACTGATATGTGAATGGTTGGAAAAGCAACTTGCCCTTTATGGGATGCTGTATGAAAAAATGATTAGACATGAAGTATTCAGGGCCCGACGCTGGATCAGCACAAGACACGAACTCTGCGAGCTGCTGATCAGTGAAGCTCTGCTTCTTATGTGCTTTCTTTACTAAGACTGCATCCAACCCAGTCATAACTCATAGCTCTGTGTGTAGTTGATGCGCTGGAATCTACCCCAATAATCAGTGTTCATCAAGTATATAGCTTGTATCTTAGCGTCTATTTGGCAGCGCCAATGATCTAAGAAACTGTTTATTCTAGGGTATCTAGGATGATAATCTATCGTCTGCCAGAGAAATTCCTGTAGCAAGGCCTCATGATCTGGCATATAATAATAGATTTGGACTGTGGTTAATTGCTCGTCCATGAGATATTTATGGTTTTTTTAACAATATAATTATAATACAATATGATCGACGTTTTGTTTATAGGACCTGTGCCCACCAGCATCAATGAGGTTGGTGCCGCTGGACCTTATTTGCTAGGAGAATGCAAGGCCTATGGCCTTGCCGCCAGATACTTAGATGCTAACATGTATCTTTATAATCTCTGTAAGCGAGATCCAGATTTCTATAACTCTAAGATAGAAAACCTCATATCAGGCACATATGATGAGATCATCGATCAAATGATAACTTGGATCAATGATAACATACAACAGCTATCGCCGAAAGTGTTAGGTTTGAATGTTTTTTCGAGTTTGACACATAATTTTATATCAGCTTTGATCACAATGCATCCCAAAATAGTGATAGGAGGGGTAGGAGCCAATAGGCTCTACAGAGATACCGGAGTTTCACTGGCTGAATATTTCAAAGATACCATAGTGGCACATCAAACCAACGATGGCATAAGCGAGATTTTACGATATCTCGATCATTATCAACCTAGGGGGAGCTTCACGCCAGATTTCACTTGTTATGATCTAGATCAATACTGCTGGGACAATGATAAGAAACTACCAATGATGACATCGAGGGGCTGTGTCAGGAGATGCAGTTTTTGTGATGTCCCTAGCCACTGGCCTACTTTCACCTGGCAAGATCCTCAGGATGTCGTAAGACAAATAATCCAAATATATAATGACACAGGCATCAAAAAAATCAGCTTCAATGACAGCCTCGTGAATGGTAACCTAAAAAACTTTGAACTCCTCATAAGGTCAATGTTGTCAGCCATGAACCGAGGTGATTTACCCCGCGATTACAGCTGGAGCGGTACTTATATAATCAGGCGTAATGGCAAAAAATTAGGACATATACATGAACTGATGGGTGAAACCAACGCTGAGGGAATGACCATAGGTATAGAAAGCGGATCTGACAAGATAAGATTCGAGATGGAGAAGAAATTCACCAACGATGATCTAGCTGATGAGCTAGCTGGCTTTGCGGCCAATGGTGTCACCGCTAATCTATTATTTTTTCCTAGCTGGCCCACTGAAACAGAAGATGATTTCTCCGATACACTGGATCTGTTGACGAGACTATCACATCTCTCTGACCAAGGCACAATAGAGTCTCTAGGCTTAGGACAATTTGGATTCATGCTGCTAGATGGAACTCCTATATGGGATCGCAAAGAAAAAATAGGTTTACGCGAAGGTCCAAACAGCATGCTATGGAAATGTGATAGCAATCCTGATCTATCATTCTGGAAGAGGGTCGAAAGACGACACAGGCTCCAGCGCCATGCTCTCTCTTTGGGATATAAACTCACACATGAATCTATGTTCCAAAGCCATGCATATCATTTCCTTAAGAACAATAACCAAATCATAAAAAGCCACGTAGGTAGCTTCGATTTCAATGAAGTCATCGATGAGACAGGAGAGATACGCTGTGAAATGGTCATCGTTAATAACAACAAACCTCCCAAACGCATGCGATGCCAAGAAACTGATCAAGAATGGATTTTAGATCACGGCATACATGAAATAACGATCTCACACAATAATAGCCTGCATCTCAGTTTCCATGGAATAGACTTTGATCCATGTAATTTGTTACAATTTGAAAACGGTGAAATATATAGCAAAGATCAGATCTTTGTCCAATCAATTCATATCAATGGCATAGATGTTACCCTTTTGGGCTTTACTGATGTGTTACGAGTTATCTTCAAAGATGATCGTATAATGTCTTTGAAAAACCGTAACCCTAGGGCCATATTAGGGGATGCTGAATTAGCTATTTTGCCTGTTGGCTCAGTCAAAGGTTGGATCAGAGATATGCAGTTTGGAAATAGGAAAATGATGAGGAATCTTGATCGTAAACTGTTAGACTACATAAAACATGAATTTGATGACATTTAACTTTTGCCATTTATATTGGTTTTTCACCCGTGAGATAAGGTTTTGAAAACCATAACCGGAACCATTCTTGTGTGCCAGGCTCGATCTTGTGTATCCGCTGTAGCTGCGCCTTCTCGTTGCCTGTGATGCTGATATTGCTACCTTGTCCTAAATCGACTGGTATCATGCTTGCCACATTTTTTATGCCTGCCAAGGTGCGTAGGGTATCTATGTCCATCAGACACCGTGTTTGTTACGCTTTATGCTAGCCACTGGGCTTGATGTGTTGGTTTCTTTGGCTTCGCTGCCCTTTTTAGAGATGTCAATCACCCTCCTGCCCATCCTCTTGGCGGCATTGTTGATCATGACCATCTCCGCCTCAGTGTAAGGCAATGATACTGGTACATCTCTTAGCATACCAGTGGCAGGTATCTTCTCTTCTGGTTCGCCTGCGGTCATGTTCATGAAACGATAGTATTCATAGAACATGTCCATGTCTGGCATGACCACCATGCGATTCATAGCCGTCTTGGCATTTGGTGGAAGATTGTTTTTATCTTCGTTTACGAATTCCTTGGCTCGCATCTATCTCTCACAACTTGCGCATCAGACAATCTTACTTACAGGTGTTGTGCTCCAGAGTCTGCAGCTCCAATAGCCAGCCTTGGTGCGATCCTTCTTGTCTGAGCAGTTATGGCGAGCACGGAAGTTCTTGCGGCGATCTGGATTGTCGCGCTTGATCTCCATGTTCTTGTCACCGAAGTTGACCTTCTTGATGTTGCCGCTCTTGGGATCACGCACATATACTTTGTATTTCTTGACATCACCGCGCGTGGGCTTGCCTAACGTTACTGAACGACCTTGGTATTCCGCCTCGGTGAAGGTTTCACCAACGTTTTTAAGCTCATCAAACATACCACCATCATTCTGATACTGTAGTTGAGTAGCCTTGCCATTTGGAATCACATCGCCCACGTTTACCCCCAACGGATTTGATTGTCCCTTGGAGTCCTTCTTAGAATTGACTTTCACTATCTTGTAATCACCGTTCGCAAGTATCATAGCATCATAGAAATGCCCTGAATACTTTCCAGGAACAGGTTCTGCTTCATTCACATCACCAAGATCAGATGTAGATTCAGTGACCCCATCGTGATACCTCAGATAGTTGCGTGCCTTGTCACCGAAACCATTCAACCGCAGCTTGCGCTCGATGGCAGCTTTGCTCATGCCCTTGAAATAGGCCTTGCGCTCGTCATCGCTCATGTCCATTATCTTGGTCTTGATCTTTATCGCGCCCTTGGACATGCCTTCTTCCATGTTCTCAGGCATCTTCACGAAATAACCAGTGAATGGTCCCTGTATGATGCTGATGCCCTTGCTGTCCGGGTGCTTCTTGGCCATGGCATCTGCTATCATCTCTGCTTCGCCGCGTGTCATGAACAGCTTGGCCTTGCCATCCTTGCCATACACAGCACCGTGGGTCGGATGCTGGATTATGTCCTCGTTGACGGGCTCCGCGGATTCGCCATAGTCCTTGCGGCCATCCTCATCGGCGTAGCCCTGCTTGTAAGCTGCTATCTCCGCGGGATCGGTCAGTTCTACCTTCATCATCGAGCCTTGGGCACCCTGTGGATTGGGCACATACTTGTGCGGATTAGGCCTGCGACCATAGTAAGCATCAGCCCCACCGCGATCATATGGACCGTTGGATGACTTGTCATGCTCGGCTTCGTCCAGATCATCTTCTAGCCCGCAACCGCAGGCTTCTATAATCTCTAATGCACGCTCGTCCAGTGCTATGGTGATGCCAGACTCGTTGCTCTCTAGCACTTCTGTCTCGATGTTCACGATATCGTTTATCGATATGTCTAGCTCATCGCCCACGCTGGGTCGCGAGATTGTTAGTGCTGCTTCTTCGAGATACTTGCGGAAGTCCATATCATTTTCCTGCGGCGACCATCGATTCAAACATGCCCTTGAGCTTGCCTTCGATCTTTTTCAACTCTTCCATGGCCATGGCATTGTCACCTCCAGCGGCAGCGCGATAAGCACCTTTCTGCTTGTGCAGATCTGTCCCTGACGGCACTGCGGCATCATGTGGGAACACATGCTCGCTAGGAGTGTTGGCCAGCTCGATCTCACGATCTTCAGCGGCATGCTGAGGTGTCGGCATCCCTGCTAACTTTAGGATGTTCAACAGCGCTATTGCTTCAGCGCCGTCGGCATGGACCGTCATGGCCTCATCTACCTTTTCCTTGTCTTTGAGTGCTTTGCTCATAGGTTCTTCTTCATCGCCATCCTTGTCCATGTCGAGGAAATCCGGCTTCTTTGCTTCAGTGGTGACATCTTCGCGGATGTTTGCTCTGATCCAGAGTATCACATCCCAAAGATCGTTGACCACTTGGCCAGCGAAACCAGGAGGAGCTGATGTGAGATCCTTTTCGTATTTCTTGCCCATGGCGCGCAGATTAGCTAGGACCTCTATGGCGTCCTCTCCGCTACGGATGTAGGCTTCTTTTATCTCTGTAGTTCCTGCCGCTGGTTCAGCTGCCGTTTGCTCTATCTCACCTAGCTTGGTTAGCAGTGATTTAATTTCCATCTCCATCATCCTTTATAATGCGTTATCTCTGTTTTTGTCATAGTAGAACAAACCGTTGCTTGAATCGAAGTGCTTGTAATACGATCCGGTATCTACAGCGGTGTCATTTGGTGGTCTCAGGTTATATACCCCTTTTGTTCCACTTTCCACAAAATAAGCAAAACCTGGCATGTTGCTGTATTCCCTGCCTGGTAAGTAATTCGTTGGTGTGCCCTTTAAGATGCCGTCTTTGGTCAGGTTAGTCTTGATCTTAGTCAGTGTATCATTGATCTCCGAACACTTGGTGTTGACAAAAGCTAGTTCTTTGGTTGTGAGGGTTTTTGTCTTTGATACGAACTTCTCTAGATCAGCTACATCTTTTGTCACTTCACTATAATCCAAGTCCATAGGAAATTTCCCTGTTCTAATTCCTGCGCGAGAACTATCAGTGCGTTCCGCATTTTTAATTTGTGTCCTCATGGCTTTGAATTGTTCTTTGAAACTGGTCCTCGAAGCAGCTGATATCGGTCCATTGATCTTGCCTAATTCATCGCAGAGCACTGTCCTGGTATCGATAGCATTATCGATAAAGCCGAGGGAGCTTAGATTTATAGGTTTTTTGAGGACCCTGGGTACTGGAAATGCAATGGGTAAGGAAGCAGGCACGCCAGGCACTGAATGATATCCAGTCGAGATGCCACCAGTATGGCTTACGCTGTAGGTTGCGGCTTCACCAGGCATAGGGGCAACAAAAAAATCCCCCGCATCCCTTCTGATGGAAATAGGCCTACCGACCTTACCCGCGGTGACTACTGGATCCGGTGGTGGTTTGGGTTTAGGCTGTCCGCCACCACCACCACCGCCGTTGTGTACCATTATTCCATCAGCGAAGAAAGAGTGATCATCTCGAACCGTGATGTCGTATATCATAGCCATGCCTTTGGCTTTCTTGGCTGAGATTTTTTTGGCTTCACCATCGATGCCCAGCACTGCTTCAGCATCAGGCGCGGACTTCCATTCACCTTTGGGAGTGCGGAAACGCTGGCTGCTGGCCACGATCATGATCTTGCCATCTATGGACACTTCTAGGATATCACTAATGATCTCTTTCATAGTGCCCGTGACCTTACCTGGCCTTTGTGTCTTGGTATTATGATCGAAACTGACCACCCATTCACCTTCTTTGACCTTGGATATGGGTTTTTGTTTTCCATCGACCATCATCACAGGCGTGTCTGCTGCGAATCCTGCCACCCAAAGCGTGTTTATCCTAGTCATCTATCTCATCCCTCTAATTTAATCACCATGCTAAGTCCACCTTGGCCTGGTATTGGTCTCATGATCCTAAGGTCCTCGCCTTTCACGGTATGCACGCAGGTTTTGTTTTTACCTGTTACGCCGTTGGCTTTCGCCGTCCTCTGATCGATCTTCTTTGTATTTACTATAATGCTCGTGTTTGACATGAATGTTCAAGTTTCCAATGCTTTTTGATCCGCTGGTCCTACTTTCTTCCATCCTTTCTTGGGCTGGAAAGCATACAAGAAACCCCTTACCACGCGGGTCTTGGTGAAACTAGTGCCGAGACCTCCTGATATCGCAGGTGTGGTGGTGGAAACTGTCAGTTTCGCCGGGAGGGTGGTAACGAATGAATCAGCGGCGACCTTCACATATTGTGGGTTGACCACCGTGGTGGGCAGTTCGACTTTTGGAGGCTTGGGTAGACCGGGTATGCTGTATTCTAACGATGATTTTTTCCTGCCGATGTATTTCTCCAGGATCTCTTGGCTGCGATCAACAAAACGTTTGATGTTCAAGCATGCACGCTTGATAGACTCGAGATTAATGGTCACTTCATTGACACTGGGCTCTGACCAACTCCTGCGTATGATGACCAATGTGTTTGTTATATCTTCATGATAAGCCTCTAGCGTGCTTCGGTCTGCTTTTTTGAAAATCCCAGTCCTTTTTATGTGGCTTATTGCATCATCTGCTAGTTCTTTGGAATATTTGGTGTATTCGAACACAGCAGTCCTCACGGTGAAGAAACTCCTTCCCGCAAACGTAAGCTGTATGTCACAGATATAATCCATGGTTTCCTGCAGTGCTGTATAGGCAGCATAGGCCTGCGCCGTAAGATCAGGAGGTGGTGGTGGTGGCGGAGGCGGAGGATCTCTCCTTTCGAAGTAATCTTTACCATTCCCTCCCCGTTGAGTATCATAACTATAAGCTGGCTGAGAGTCTGGTTTGCCCTGTCTATAGGCGCCAACCGTTGAGAATCCCACCCTACCAGCACCTGGTTCGAGTCCCGGGTTAGCAGTGGAGAATCCCACCCTACCACCAATGCCTACTTGTGCCGCTGTTCCCACGCTACCGGTTCTGACGTTACCAACACTGACGTTATGCACCCTGAACCCATTGGCTACCAGGCTATGATTATCGTCTACTATGATGTCATAGATCTTGAAGTTGCCTTGGTTTACCTTGCTTACTGTAAAGTCCCTCGAATTACCTTCTGCATCGGTGATGTAAGCTGTCTCATGGGCGAATCGCCAATCCATACCAGGGGTAAGGAAAAGCTGACCTCTACCTACGATGATAGCATCTTCTCCTGAGATAACTTCCATCACGTCCCTGCTGATATAATCGATGGTGTCGATGACTCGCTTGGGTTCTAGTGGACTGCGGGGTGAATGTGTATCGAAACTCATCACCCAATCACCGGGCCTTATCTTTTCTATGGGCTTGACGTTGCCATTAGCCATCAGCACCGCAGTGCTTTGGACAAAACCCACGCTCTTGTCATTGACCTTGCTCATCTAGCTGGGCTCCTCGGGGTCGGCATCTTGACTTGTGTGCTACCTACTGGGCTGGCCTTTCCTTGTGGCAATTCGTTGGTGGTCTGTGCCTTGAGAGCGTTGCCACCTGCTATCTTCATCTTAGGCATCTTGTCTAGTCCCTTGAGGAACTGTTTGTTATACTTGTCACCGAAGCCATCTGTCTTGGTCTTGGGATACGGTGCGGTTAGCTGCACTTCATAGTCCTCATCTTCGGTCTTGACTTCTTGTTCGCGGTCAGCTTCATGGGGATCACCTTTGTTGTAGGCACGGATGTTATCCACAGGTATGCCCAATGCAGAATGCACGCATTCGATGATGTCACGTGGTGTGGCTGGGTAATTTATGACCAGCTCCATGATGCTGATCTCTGAGTTGATGATGTTTGGGAAATCCTGTGGATGTTCTTGTATGGGAGTCCTCTTTGGCTTGCTTAGGCTCTCTATGCCATAGCGCTCGAAATGATCCTCGAGCTTGCCTACTTGCTCATTGGTTAGCTCACCAGCGACTTTTATCCTGAATGTGTAGGTCTTTTGCGATTCTATAAGGAATTCTTTGAATGATCTCATGGTTTTCCCCTTGTAAGCTATTTACCAAAGATCAGCTTGCTGCACCTTTGATCATCTTGAGGAGCTCGTTGCGGTCTAAAACCCTAGCCTCAGCTTCCACGGTATCGTTGACAATATCTGTGCCCTTTTGCATCTCCAAACGCTGGCGTTTTAGTTCTAGATCGATGGCTTTGAGCTTCTTATCTAGCTTAGCGGTCTTGGCCATCACAGCATGCCCCAGCATCTTGCTGGCCGCATCGAAGATAGGTGCTGCAAAGCGTGATTCCACGTTCATGCCCAAGCTCATGAGATCATCGAAGGCGTTGTTGGCTTTGCTAGCCAGTTCATCCATCTCTTGATCGCTGCTGCTTAGATCGGTGATCGCTGGCACTTTGCTGTCCAGCTCATCGAGGACCTGCATCTCTTGGGCTAGCTTCTCAGCGTCTCCTTGGGGCATGGGCGGCAGATCAAACACCGTTTCTAATTGCTTGGTCATGCATCTACTTAGCGCCTGCGTCCTTGGTGGAATATCTCCCTTTCCGTTATGACACGGAAAGTTATCTTCTGCCTGCTGCACCAAGCCTGCGCGGCCTGCCATTTGGCAGTGTTGACCACCACGCTAAGCTTGTTTTGATTGTTCTTGCCCGCTGCCTCCATGGTGGTTTGGCTGGTTGGTTTGATTTCTACAACCTCAGCCCTGCGATTGCCATTCTTATCTTCGTACATCACGAAGAAGTCAGGCACATACACGCTTTGCTTGCCAGTTACTGGATTGCGATAAGGTATCTGCACCGCTTCGCTGGCCCACTGTATTATATTGGGATGGTTGTCGCAAAAGGTCATGAAGCTCCATTCCCAGCTGCTCCTATACGTTGGATTCTTGGTTCCAACATACTTGCCTGGGTTTTTGGCTGTGAACTTGCCTTGTGCAAACCTATTCAAAAAACTATTTCCTAATAACCGCTTCCCGATCCAGAACCACCGCTATAAGGACTCGGACTCGGACTCGGGCTTGGACTCGGGCTTGGACTCGGACTCGGGCTTGGACTCGGGCTTGGACTCGGACTAGGGCTCACGCTCGATATGATGTTTATCCTACCTTGCATCGATGAATGAAACTGGCAATGGTAATATAAAACAGAAGGAGCCACATCAGGAACCGTGAATGATATTATACCAGCGCTGGCACCGTTGTTAGTGATGCCAATGTTGTATGCACTGGTCACGCCAGGTACAGCCGCTGTCTTGATCCAAAAAGGATGTCCTACGGCAAAAACATCGAACAAATAAGTTAATTTTTTGACTAATGTCAGGGTTGGATTGCTTCTGCCATTTATCAAATATGCACCTTGGCCGCTGTTCGTGATGACGAATGTGCCACCGGTAGCCACGACGCTAGGCGAATTGCTTTCTATGTTCCTGGTTACATATTCATTTGCCACTGGCGAAGCAGCATAACCTAGCTTGCTGGTAGGTCTTCGGTCGCTGTTTAGGAAAGATACTATGGCTGACTTGAATGCAGAATCATCCTTTAACTTCTTGAAGTCATCTATGATGGACATGGGATCTATCCCCCTGTTTAGCGCTATGATCATGACGCTGGATGTCAGCGCTTCGGCGGCTGTCCTGTCGCCTTTGGTGCGCCTAAGGAAGAATGTCAATACCACATCATATACCGTTCCTGATACTGGAATGTTAGTCTTGTAATAGCCTTCAAATGACGAATTGATACTAGCGGTATTATTGCTGTTCTGTTGGGCTATTGGTAGACTAGACATAGGGCTTGCTCCTGGTCCTCGGATCAGTGCTGGGCAATGGAGGATAGCTATTTAAGAACAGCGTTGTTTCCGTAGCATTTAAACCGTCGGGTATTTTTGGATCTATCAACAAGCCAGTCGATATCTGGGCGTCTGCGTTGTATGATCCCACGGTGCTCTTGCCTGAGCTTGCTACCACCACACCATTGCTAGTTATGGCAGCCGATCTGTTCACCACGCCTTGCTTAATCTTGTTCGCGGTATTTAGATCCACCAACTCAGATTGATTGTTGAGCTCAACAGCAGTGGGGAAGCTGAACCTCTTGTTGCTTTGTAGTGAGTTGGCCGCCAAAGACTTGATTTGTTTTACCTGGGATGTTTTAAGTTTTACACGGGGAATCGGCAAGGTATCAAAGTTGCTTAATGGTATTTGTTTCTTATTAGTGGTTAGGTTAGTCAATGTTTCATCAACTGCACTGCGTGTGCGTTGAAATTCGAGGTTTGATGGCTTCAGCTGGCTGAACTCATTGTCATAGAAGAAACTGCTGAGTCCGAATCCAGGTATGGACTCAGTAGCACCTTCCGCATATATCACGTTCTCATATATGACCCTCATCTGCGCCTGCATAATCTTACCGCCTTCAGCGTAATCGTGCGTGTCGAAATCAAAGCTCTCTATCAGTGGATTCACCAGCGTGTATCTAGTATATACGTGGTTAGCCATGCTGTATATTTCGATCTGCTGCATGAATCTACCATTGTTACCGTTATCTAAACCATACCTGGTGGCTAACCTGACAGAGCTATATGTGTCATCTATGTCATAGGCTTGCTTTTGGATGTTGCTGTCAGCATAATAATATTGATTGTAGGCTAACCAAAAATCACGCACAGTATTCGCGCCATCATCATGGAAGACTATATTTAGGGGTTCATAGCTTATCTTCTTCTGTATCACTTCTTTCTTATTGTATTTGTTTAACGTTTCCGCCTCGATATTGAACTTTGGCAAATCAGCGCTCTTCACCAGCACGCTAAGGGTGTTTGTCAATCCACCAGCGAAAAAATCACCAGGTTTGTTATAGACTATGCGCACATGGAAAGTGAAACCTACTTTTGGTGCCAGGGTGTATCCAGGATCACTGGTGAACGTGCGTGCTGCATGCGCGAAATCGCGCAGCTTCACTTCTCCCTTGCCTCTGCCTGATGAAATACCCATCGTATATTATTTATAGCCAAAGAAAAAGCCCGGCTTTTGGCCGGGCTTTGTTAATGATTGCGCCTATTAGCCTGTGGCTGTCACACCCGTTTGCCTTGGGACGTTTGGTGAACCGATTCCATCGCCCAATGGTGTTTGTAGCGCGTTGTCAAACCTTATGCCCAACTGGATGGTCACCGGCTCGCTGGCAGCGTAATTCAATTCGTTGTAGTTAACATCATGTAGGAAAGCACCGTATAGTTCCCAAGTTTCAAGCACCTGCGGAGCATCAGCACCATTACCTCCATCAAGCAATTCGCAGCGAAGGGTAAATTTGTAATCGATGCCTGCAGAAGCTGAGCTTTGTTCGAAAAAATCAAACTGCTTCTGGAGCTGCTCTCCCACCAGCTTGCTAACAGTACCCAGCGCATCGTCCCTGATATTGAGTGTCGTATCTCCCCAGGAGTGCTTGCCAGCCAACTTGATCTTGCTGTTATAGACATCGATAGTCATTTCTTCGAACGAAACCTGTGGACGAGCGAAGTCTATGACTTGTTTGGTAAGCTCCGTCCTTGGCGTTGATATCCCAAAGTTCTCAAACAGCACCCTAAAACGATACTTGAGCTTTGGCATCAGCAATCCCTGGCTAGTAGCTGATTGATCGCTAGCTACTGGCACAGTGAATCTTGTTAGTGTTGCGACTGCCATCTGTGTCTCCTGTTACCCTATATTTATTTGCTACGACTCACCATTCGATCCTAATCAGACCGCGCGGCTTGATGCTATATTACCACTCGATATCTCGCCCGTGTTCTTGATCCTAATCGGGATGTATATGAACTCAATAGCCTTGACTGGTTCGATAGCTATATCAATGTAGAGTTCATTACGGTCGATCCTGTCTGGAGTGTTGTTGGATTCATCGCAAACCACTAGATAATCATACAAGCCGCGCTTGGTCACTAGATCATTACAGAACCTATCAATCACCCCTTTGACTTCGTCACGTGTGGTCTTGTCATTGGGTTCGAACAAGAAGGGCCTTACTATCTTGTCCAGTTGGGTCCTCATATATGCGATCAAACGTGCAACATTGATCCTATCTAAGGCTGAGCTGCTGCTAGAGCGGGTCTTGTTACCATCGTTGATTATGCCTGAAACTGGGCTGAAAGTCAAGGGATTGACATTATTTTCATAAAGTATGTCACGCACTCCTTGGCGAACACCAACAGCGAAGAATTCGCCGGTTTCGGTCAGATAACCAAGCCTGCTAGCGTTGTCAATCGTGCCACGGCGGACACCTGCTGGCGCAAACCATTGGGCTGCTGCTTGATCCGAGCGATGTATCATCCTAAGCACGCCAAAACTTGCCGGCATCGCTACCGAGTTACCTGCTAGATCCGAACCCAGCAAACCGGGATAAAACACACCAAGGTATGGATCACGTGTAACCAAGGTATCCTCGGTATCCGCCTTGTTCAGATCTATGTTTGACAGGTAATTTGTTAACGCTGTGCCTTCTGTTGGTACTCGTAATGGGCTGTCACCTATCACGAATGCTGTTTGCTTGCGATCATTGTTGAGCTGCACCATGTTGGGTATTAGTTCTGGATATCCTGGAGCAGCGATCAGATTGAACACTCTTTGCTCTTCGCGTATCTCAGTATTAGTGTCGATGGCTGCCTTCATTGCTTTAACGATGACATTGCGCTGTGCGCGACGTCCGAAGTATGCATGGCCGTTCTCGCGGCTACCACTGATGCTGACCCAAGCATTGGTCTCTGTAGGAAGGGTTTCTCCCGCGAAATCAGTCGAGTTGAAGTAGTTCTTCTTAAATTCTTTGACATTAAAGCTGCTGCGCCTTGTGTTGAACAACAACATGCCCCTTGGATAAGTGTCTGGATCGGGGCAGTCTAAATCTATGAGATTGTTGGTCAATAAGTCTGCTATGCTCGGAATGCTGTCATCGATGACATCAAGAGTGGTGCTGGCCATGAAACGTGCATCTGCGAACAATATTCCATTTTCTGTGGTCTGATCGGTGTTGTCAATCTCTACCCATTTATCTTCTCCGTTGATGATCGACCAACGATAGAGCGCTGGATACTTCTCAAGATCGCTCGTGTCAATCCACAGGTCTCCATACACAAGGCTAGTTCCATCGCTTTGACTGGTTGGTTCAGTGACCGAAAATGTAGGGCCATTGGGATCAGTGTTGGTAAGGTTAAAGCCGCGTGCATCGTTAGCGACGTTGCGATAACCCTTCCAATTAGAACCGTCGTGTATCATGATATCAGCTTCGCCGGTCTCGCCCCAATACCAATACGTCCCATTATCTGGGTCTTGTCCAGGAGCGTTTATGCTAGCTGTATAATCGGTGGCAACCCAGTTAGACACTATGATCTCGCCACTGGTTGGACCTGCGCGGCAGAAATCGCTGGAACTTGATATGCCTGCATCTGCCAGAGGAGTCCCGCTGACGTCTTTTATGACCAGCACACCTCCCGCAGTGTGAGTCAATCGCACTGATCCATCAGTGTTGACTTGTGCGCTGACATAGGTCAATCCGGCAGCTAACACATCAGACACGAAGGTAGACGCTGTGGTACCACTCATAGTTATAGTGGTAGCCGAGCTCAATGATTCGCTGTTCGGCGCACTAAATTTAATGGTAAAAGTCTCGTTGGCCACAAAAGTTGGCGAAGTATCGTCACCTACAACGAAAGTTACGCCAGTCTTGGACCTGTTGAATAATTTATACGTCACTGTATCGTTGTTGCTCACATCGAATTGTATATAGGTCGAGTTGACAGGTATACCTGAACCTCCACGCAGGGGATCATAAGCCTTTAAAGCTGCTTGATCAGTCTCATACAATGGTGCGCTAAGCAGCTGGAAAGCCTGAGTTAATGCATTATAGCGTTTCACTGCGAAGCTGGCCCCAAAGTTCGCGCCAGTGGTTTTTACCCAGACAGATCCAGAGGGACGTGGTTGCGAATCGTTCGTTTTCCAAGTCGGTACGGAAGTGTGCTTGCTTTGCTGTACCGCTGGACGAAAATATGTACCGGCGGTGATGCCTAGATCGGTCAAGGGATTTCCACTATCGTCGTCGATGGCGATTGCACCATCGACAGTGCTGCTATCGCTAGCTGCCGTTTCATCTGCATATAGCTCAAGTTTACCGTTGACTGCCTCTGCTGTGACGCCGGTTATTGCAGCAGAGTTGATATCACTGGCAAGGCTAGCTACAGTAACACCCGAGAGAGTCACTATTTCACCATTGATGCTGATGCTTTCTGCCACTGTTAGAACCGGACTGGTTGTGGATCCTTGTATTGTTGGCCAGCTGATCATCCAATCAGTTGATCCGACCAGGACCCAATCATTGTCCCTGTTCTTATAGTAAACGGGATTGTTTGCATTTGTAGTAACGACGGCATATTGTCCCTGTTGTCCAATGCTGGTCTTGGGCACGCCGCCTGAGAGATCATCAGTATCAGTGATTACCTGTGGTATAACTGGCACGAACTCCTGATCGGTGCTGTCCCATTCGAACAAACCAAATCTGGTGGGTGTTAGATCTAACCAAAATGAACCATCATCTGGTGCAGCTAGGGGCCTATCTCCAGTACTAGTCAGCTGTCCTAGATCAACGTCTGCGCGGATAACGAAAGCTTTGTTGGTCACGCCCAGTAAGCTATAAGCTGTGAGCAAACCATATTCATTAAGCTCATAACCATGTATCGGTGAGCTGTTGGTGTTGTTGTAAAACGTGGGGGTGCCGAAGATACTGAGCACATCACGCTGGCTGGTCAGCACAAACAAGTCGTCTGCGTTTTCTGCTAAGGTGCCTGAAGCTATAGTGCCTCCTGGGGCTTGTTTATCTTGGACGCTGGCAACTATCAGCAGTGGAACAGTGCTGGCAGCATTTGGAGCGTACTGGCTTTCATCAATTACTGTGATTTCCACACCTGGAGACACAAGAGTTGGCATTGGTAATTCTCCTATCTTGGAATATTTATGTGCTAATGGATAAAAAGCTGGTTTTTGTCAAGACCTTTAAGACCTTTATGATTAAATAGATCATGGAACGACCATTATGCTCCTATTGCAATTCTAGGCCTGCAGCATTCAACTATAAGCGCAAAGGCAAGACCCATTACAGGCGGAAATGTTTGGATTGCATAGGAGAACATAAGAAAGTAAAAAGCACAGAAGCACAAGCGCTGCTCAATAGCGGCTATAAGAAAAGAAATGAATGTGATCGCTGTAATTTCACAGCAAGGCATCACAGCCAGCTGTGCATAATTTTCATAGATGGTAACAGATTGAACGTGTCTAGGTCTAACCTCCGCACTTATTGTGCCAACTGTGTGTCAGAGATAGCAGCATTGCCATCAAGCAACAGAAGCGGTTTGGTCCCTGATTTTTAGATCTATCTGTGGTATGAGATCGTCTATGTTGCCATGGTTGTGCAAATATCTATCGAATCTCTGTCCATGCCAACCATATTCGCTTGCATGTATATTTGGATATGTGCTTTGCATATATTCTGTCACTGCCGCGTCCGTAGCGTGTTCCTTCATGTAACTCTTGAAGAAAGTAAGTTCTTTGTACCATTCAGGATCCGGACCCCTGCACACCTGCCAAATCTCCCCGCCCAGCTCACGTATAGCCTGTATCTCGTTAGGGAAACGTGTGTCTGGTATAACAACATCGCCCATGCTCGCTATCCTGCGCTGTCCCGCTAGCACCCATATGTCTTGGTGCAGGCTGTTGCGCATGACTTCGGTACCTATGTATTGCAGGGCATAGCGCGGGCTCCATTCCTTGCCCAGCTTTGAGCTCCACCAATCGTCCTTGGTTTCCCGCTGGGATCTCTGATCAGGCGTGGTGCCTTCGAGCATGGATCTGTCCCATCCAAATAAAACTGATGTTATGTCCTTGAGGGGAGCAGCCCAACTGTAGCGTTGATATCCATATGTTTTTACCAGATGTGCGGCGATGGTATCTTTTCCAGACCCTATCAATCCACATATTCCTATTATCATGATTTGCTCCTATCAGCACATAATAGCTGATGAGGTGGGCTAGGTCAACCTATGACGAAATACATCGGATCGCCACCATCCACGAACATGTCAATGTCTTTTTCTAAGCGTTCGATATCAGTGGTTGCTTCTTGTTTGAGCGCGGTTCCATTAAGACTAGTACCGCCTTGTGGACCGGCTATGGTAGCGAACTTCTCGCGGGCTTCTCCCAAGCTGCGCTTAGCTAAAGCTAGTGTATAATCTCTGATCCAAGGAATGGCTTTATAATCGCTTAGCAGAGTGACATCTGGTTTGTGATTGTATGTGAACAGGAGCACAGTTTCTGTCTCTGATCGGGGTCTCCGGATCAGCTGTAGTTGCTTGCTAACCTTGTTATATTTGAAGTTTATAAAACCACCGAACATGCGCTGGCTCATCTCTTGGAATTGCGTGAACAGTTCATAGTTCAAAAATCCACCAACTCGACCCGATTGGAGGATATACATATTCAAGAAGCCAGCTTCGAATGGCTCGAACTGTGTGGCACTACTGGTGCTGGTGCTGCCTATGCTCCTGCGGAATATTTGCTTGACGCTGATCACTTCATCGGGCAGCGTGTAAGTGTCCGTGTCTTGTAATATGTCTAAGAACGCATAGCTCTCTTCTACAGAATTAGAGCTCCTTTGCCTGTAGCGCAACAAGCTGGCCTTCAAGGCCTGCTCATAATGCTGGGGGTCGAGCTCAACATCGACCATGCCATCACCGAGGCTGTAACGGACGTAATCAAATACTGTTTGTTTTAGTTCATTGAGTGTGGCCATGCTCATATTTATCGAGACCACCCCTTGTATCACTTGTCAGTGCGTAGCAATATCACCTGATCGTTGATTCGTCCATTGAGTTTGATCTCGGTGGCTTTGATCTTGCTGAGGAAAGTCCTCAGTTGGACCTTGCCGCTGTTCTTGAACGCTTTCACCTGATCCGCAGGCTTGCGCAAGGTCTTAGCGATGCTGATCTTGGGGTCCCACCCGACTATGGTGCTGCCTTTGACGCTCAGCTGCTGATCGATACTGTTGGCATGATACACGCCCAGCTTGCGGGTCTTGGTGTTATATACCCACAGCGTCTGCGCGCCCACTATGTCTTTGGGTGACACGCTGTTCAATCCAAGCTCTGCGAAGTCCTTGGCGTACTTTAATCTGCGGGTCAGCTTATCGGGGCTCACGGGCTTGCGTGCCCGCGGCTTGCGGCTAGCCACCTTAGTGCGCTTGTAACAGTCCAGATCAGTCACGATGTCGTTATACCACTTGATCCAGTTGTCTATGTCACGTTTCTTGAGATGGGCATAGCCCTCTTTGAGCTGGGCATCTTTGCCTTCCTTGACTTCTAGCATGAATGCCAAGCGCTGGGCATAGAACTGTATCATGTCTGGGATGATCTGCTGTGGCACGCTCTTACCCCGCAGCCAGTTCATGATGTTCACATTGGGTAGCTTGCCTGTGGTGATGAACCCATCTTCTAGCTCTTCAAGCTCGCCTATGATGTCGTTCTTGATGTCTTTAAGTCGATCTTGGATGCCTATGACCTTCTTGGGCTCTTCCTTGGGCTTGTCATCCTCGTCCGCGATGCCCGCGCCCGCTTTGAGCAGTTCGCTGACCTTGCGATCGCAGAACTCCTTGGTCTCAGGCTCCCACTTGGCACCATCCAGATGGACCTTGCAGGCTGTGGCCAGCGGTATGCTGATCTGCCAGTCCTTGACCTTGTTGAAATCCTTGATCTGCTTCTTGCTCCAGTCCTTGCCGTAGACGGCCACGATGAACGGGCGGAGCTCTTTGATATCGTGATGGTAATAATAGAAGTAACGCGCCTGGCGCCAACGGACCTTGAACTGCTCTGGGCTTAATCGATCTTGGTCGACCCATTCAGGCAGCTTGCCTGTGGCCTTGAGATCCATCTCGCTGTACTTGCCTTTGAGCTTGGTGTTCTTGCCCGCGGCGGCCTTGATGGCGAGCTTATTAGCTGCCTTAGCCATGTCTAGTTCTCCCAAATTATAACCTATTTTAGCATCAATGCGAGAGTTGTCAACTGGATATTTGCATCAAAAAAATCAATAGAAACAATGACTTAGCATCGGGCTCTCAACAGTCGATGCGTATCTTATAGCCAAATCAAAAGGATCGTATTGCTGCTACGGCGGGATCGAAACCGCTCGCGCACTTTCTACTCTGCGTTATGGATCGCAGGCCTTGCTGATCCTTCAGATATTGTTGGATCGCATGGTAACATGCCTCCAACGTGCTTATCGTAGCATGTGTTAGGCTGCTGTCAACCAATAAATATCACGTAAAGGACCGTCAATGCCAAGAATCTCGCTCTGGAAAGAAGGCGCCCACACCAACGATTATCGCTTCTCCGACGGGCGCATCCGCGAGATGTTCACGCTGGGCGGGACCACGATCAATATACACAAATACCTAGGTGCTCCATCAGGCATAGACAACGACGATCTCACAAAGCCCACCTACAGCACGGTATCAGAAAAGAACATACAAGATCTTTTGTTCCTAGAAAACAGGGATCGCAAGTATGACACCTCTGTGTACAATCTCAGGGGATTATACAACACTTCAGACATAGATTTTGATCTCAGCCAATTCGGATTGTTCCTCCAAAACGATACCCTGTTCATAGTGTTCCATCTCAATGACATGGTAGAGACCATGGGCAGGAAAATCATGGCAGGTGACGTGTTGGAACTGCCCCATCTCAGAGATTTCTATCCTTTGGATTCCGATATAGCGCCATTGCGCAGGTATTATGTGGTCCAGGATGCGGCTAGGGCTAGCGAAGGTTATAGTCAAACCTGGTGGCCTCATCTATGGCGAGTCAAGTGTATACCACTCGTGGATGGCCAAGAGTATCGCGAGATACTCACCATCAACGCCGGACAGGGCGACAGCAACACGCTCAAGGATCTGCTCAGCACCTACAACAAAGAGCTTGCAATCAATGATGCTATAGTTAACCAGGCATTGTTAGAGGTCCCAAAAGCCGGCTACGATACAACCAACTTGTTCACACTACCGACCACCACAGATGGTGCAGCTCACATATATGAAGTGCCGCTGGCAGATACCACGGGCATACGCGCGGATAGCGATAAGTGGTTGGCCAACTCTGATAACATATCACCCACCAAACAAGGCTATAAAGGTTATCTTATAGGAGACATATATGCGCCTAATGGGTTCCCTGTCTCAACCGGGATAGCTTTCCCGAGTTCATCAGCCGAAGGTGATTATTTCTTGAGGCTCGATTTCTTCCCTAACAGGTTATTTAGGTATGATGGAAGGAAATGGGTGAAAGTCCAAGACGCGCTGAGGACCAGCCAGCTGCCTGCCTACAGCCAAAATCTCAAGAGCGGTTTCATAAACAACTCGACCACGAGATTGTTCTCCGATGGAACGTTGGTGACTGAAAGGCAGACCTTAAGCCAAGCTTTGAAAGCACAGGCAGATTGATATGAGCACTTTCTTCTATGACAGACAGGTGAGGAGATTCCTGCAGCAGGTTATAGCGGTGTTCTCTGATTTCAACGTGGAGTTTGGCCAGGACAGCCAAGGCAGTACTACGCTTTATCGCGTGCCTGTTCGCTATGGCGATCCAACAAGGATGTCAGCGGCCATACTCAGGGACAATTCAGAAAACAAGCTAACATCAGTGCCTGTGATGAGTGTATACATAACCAGCTTAGAATATGATCGCGAGAGGACGCAGGATCCTACTTTCGTCAGCAAGATCTCTGTGCGAGAGCGCAAATTAGCCGCCGATGAACAAACCTTGAGCATCTACCAAGGCAACGCTCTGACCGTAGAGAGGCTGATGCCTGTGCCATATGAGCTCAATGTCAATCTCGACATATATACATCAAACACCGAGCAAAAACTCCAGATACTAGAGCAGATATTGCCCTTGTTCAATCCCGATCTAGAGATCCAAAGCACGGACAACTTCATCGACTGGGCTAGCCTCAGCTACATACATCTGGACAATGTCATATGGAGCAATCGCTCTATCCCGGTAGGCACAGAAGACACCATAGATGTCAGCACATTGAGTTTCTATATCCCTATATGGTTGAGCGCGCCTGCTAAGATAAAGAAACTGGGTGTGATACAGAGCATCATCAACAGCATATACGATGCCAAAACCGGCGATCTCAATGATGACATAGTCACAGCCAGCAATCTTCTTAGGAACAGGCAATACATCACCCCATTGGGATATAATCTATTGTTGTTGAATGGACAAGCCACATTGCTACCATCCAACTATCCGTTGATCCGAGGTGACGACACCACCGATGTGCCAGTCAATGAAAACGATCCCATATACTGGGATCCTGTAGTACAGACTTTTGGTCAATTGACCAACGGCATCAGCCAGTTGAGGCTGCGCTACGACAACCCAGACACGGTCAGAGAGATAGTGGGAACCGTGGCGCTTAATCCCGCTGACCCATCAGTGTTGCTGTTCACTGTGGATATAGATACCATACCTAGTAACAGCATGCCACCAGTGACAGCAATCATCGATCCGCTAAGGAGTTACCCTGGAGATGGTCTGCCTGCGGCAGCCTTAGGGCAGCGTTATCTCATACTTAACGACATCAACGCAGGAAAGTCAGGAGACAACAGCTTCGATGGTGCTGATGGTTGGAAGAGCAACGGCAATGATCTAGTGGCTTCTGCCAATGACATCATCAGCTACACAGGAGCCACATGGCAAGTGGCGTGGGATGCATCAGGGATAACTAAGACTGAATACGTCACAAATTTGACCACAAGCATACAATACAAGTGGACCGGCACGCAATGGCAAAAGAGCTACGAAGGCGAATATCCAGCGGGACAATGGTCATTGGTCCTATAAAAGCAGCCGGAGCACTGTTTTATTCCGCCAGCAGCCACAGATATCTTTTCTTGCTGCGTTCAGCTGACCGCCACGCTGATACTTGGGGCATCGTGGGAGGCAAGTTAGAACGCTATGAAAGCATAATCGATTGCCTCACAAGGGAAACCAAGGAAGAGCTGGGATTCCAACCCAACATACTCAAGACCATACCCATAGATCTGTTCATAAGCCCAGACACTAGGTTCGAATATCATACCTTCGTGTGCGTCGTCGCTGAAGAATTCATCCCCCTTCTCAATGATGAGCACAAAGGATATTGTTGGACCAGCTTGGATGGGTTACCAAGGCCACTGCATCCAGGGCTGTTCAACAGCATGAACATGGATGAGCTAAAGCAAAAGTTCAAGAGCATAAACCAGCACGCTTGGCTTTAGAGGTCAGCTATGCTGGTGAACTCCCGGAAAGTTATACACCTGTAATTAGGTAACACGGTCTGTCGCCTAGCGCTAGGCGGGTTGACATCTATGCGATAAAACGTCACATCCTTGTAACAAACCATCAGCTTATATAGATTATCTTGCCAATCGCTGTCGTTGACTTTGTCATTCTTGCGGCCATACCAACATTCACCCGCATATATGTTATTGTTTTCCGTGGCCTGTGGCTGTCCATCGAACCCAAACATGAAGACTTGATCCGCACCATGGAAACAGGCTACCGATACAGCGGCGGCTCCGGCATCCATCCTCTGTGACATGGGTATCAGTTCCATGATGGGATAGATGCGCTGTATCTCCTGTGTGGTATATGAGATGGTGTGCAGATCCTTGGGAATGGCGGTTGATAACAGCCTGTTGTTTATGATCAGGAAGTCGAGATCTCCCGCTTCAGAAAAAGCCCTGTTGCAACCATAGATGATATTATATTTTTCTAAGGCTTTATACCTGTTGCTTAAATTAAGCTTATCCAGTGGATATCTCAGCCTGCTGATGCCATTGCCTAAGACTATGGCACGACCATGGCTGCGGAAGAACTTTTGCCTGGGCTTGTAATGCCTGCGCAGTATCTTATCGCCCAGCTGGTAGTTCAGCCATTCTCCCTCGTAGGTATCCGCGAACACTGGATCCAATGGTTTGGGCGGTAATGGTTTTATTATCCTGATATCGTTGTTTATAAAACCCATCGTTATGAATCTAGCGAGCTCCCGTCAGATATAAAGTCTTGATATCTTGGCCATTGGAGGGCAGTGGCTATCGCTATGAAAGCTGTAATATCAGTGGCCGCCATCAGTGCTATCTTGTTCGCGTTCGCTGCACTCCGCACTTCCGCGCGATAACTTGCATGGCTGGCAGGTATCTCTTTTCCGGTTTCCAACTTGCGGATGACCATCCAATCGCTTTGAAACAACATGCTATAAGCGGTATTATCAACCTGCGCTTTCCATTGTTCCTTGAGCTGATCGAGGTCTTTGGGGATATCATGATCCCAATAAAAACGATCATCATGGCGCACAGTATCCGCGACTTCAGTTATCCCGATCAAATCCCGATCAGCTTGCGATGATAATCTAAGCCAGTTGGCTGGATAGCTGATGTCATCATGGGTGAAAGCATGGTCTATCAGTAGTGGTTTTCCGTCTAATATGAACATTATCGTGCCCTCGAAATGTTGAATGGATTCTCAGCAAAAGCTGCGTAGATGTATGTGCCGCCGTTGGCATTGATTGAACCATCAGAGCCATTGCGATATTTGAATCCGTTTGATAAAAAATCTACTGGTGTTGTAATTGTTGCTTCACTTGCTGAAGATTGAGCAAACAAAGGTAAATTAGCAACATTGAATGTATTTCTACTTGAATCAACTATCCACCAACCATCGCCTGATACATCTCTGCGCTTCCACATAAGCCAACGGGGCCGGAAACCCGTGTACACAAAAGGCCCATCCGACGATCCATTCCCAGTATAGATACCAAAGGCACTATACCCACGGACTGCGGCAAAACAATACGCGATCATTTGTTGAGAACTATTAGTTCTATTTAAAGAGCCAACAGAAAAAACAGTTGAATTAAATGTTGGAGAACCTCCGTTCCATGCTGTGTTATCTGTTGCTTCTCCGTCAGTGCCAGTTGTGGTTTGAAATAACTTTAGGTATTTAGTTGCGCCAATTGATGTGTGATAAACCGCCCCACCAATAGCAGCACTATCTCTATTCTTAACAAGTATCATGCTCGGCGCGACACCAAGGCCATGCCCAACGGTCGCGTTAGCCCCCGTTCCCGTATATGTTGCAATACTAAACCCAGCAGTCGTATTGACGTTCACGACTGAATTGATCGTGCCTGCAAAATTGGATGCGCCTGCGGTGCTGTTCGTGTTTGCAGTATTGCCCATGCC